TTTATATATTTCCTTGCAGTAATATTTATTTTGATATATTTATATATAAAGGAATATCATGGCTATTTCAGTACCTATTTGGCCCGGTTCATCTAGTTTTAGCGTAGGGTCAACGCCGTTTGGATTTTACGACACCGATACAGCATTTACTTCTAGTATTGATAAAGTATCAAATTGGTGTGCTACAAGGCTAGGATATCCTATTATGGATGTTGAATTACAAGCTCTTCATTTTTATACTTGCTTTGAAGAAGCGATAACAGAATATTCTAATCAAGTAAATCAATTTAATATACGAGATAACATGTTCCTTTTACAAGGATCGTCGACAAATACTTCTTTAACCGGAAGAGCAATTCAACCTAATTTAGGAAGATTGATAGGTATATCTAAAGGATACGGAACAGAAGCAGGATATGGCGGAGAGATAATATATAAATCTGCATCATTATCAATTAATGCAAATCAACAAACATACGATTTATCTCAATTAAGTTTAGAAGTGCCTAGCGATGCAGCTAAGCATTTAGAAATTAAAAAAGTATTTCATTACACACCTCCTGCGTTAGTTAGATATTTTGATCCATTTGCAGGTACGGGAGCAGGGTCTCAACAATTATTAGAGACATTCGGTTGGGGTAACTATTCTCCGGCAGTATCGTTTGTATTAATGCCTTTATATCACGATTTATTAAGATTACAGGCAATTGAATTTAATGATATGATTCGTCGTTCAGGATATAGTTTTGAATTAACTGGTAATAGATTTAAAATATTTCCTATTCCTCCTTATAGTTTTACTTTATGGATGCAGTATATAACGACTGAAGATAGAAATGCAATGTTATTTTCAAATCCTACAGGGTCTATATCTGATTTTAGTAATGCTCCTTATAATAAATTTGTTTATGCTACTATTAATGATCCAGGTAAGCAATGGATTAACAAATATACTTTAGCACTTGCTAAAGAAGTATTAGGTAATATACGTAATAAATATTCATCCGTTCCTATTCCTAATGCAGAAGTTACTTTAAATGGAGATTCGCTAGTATCTGAAGGTAAAGCAGAACAAGAAGCGTTAATAACTCAATTACGAGAAAATTTAGAAGCTACGTCACGTACAACACAAATGGAACGTTTAAATAATGAAGCTACTTATTTACAAGAGCAATTAAATAAAATTCCATTAACAATATATGTAGGATAAATTATGGCTTTATTTGGCGGTGCTCGTGATATGGATGTATTTAAAAAATTTAACAAAGAAATTGTTAAAAAAGTAATAGATACTGAAGTATTATATTATAAATTTAATGTAGCAGATACTAAAGTTAATTTATACGAAGAATCTCGTAAGAAAAATTATTATGCTCCTATATTAATACATGCATTAATATCAAAAGAAGATCAACAATGGACTGCGGATGATTTTGGTCCTAATGTAAGTCAAGATGTTAGTATTGCATTTTTACGTGATATTTTAGTTGAATTAGATTTAGTACCGGAAGTAGGAGATATTGTTGAACATAATCATGCATTTTATGAAATTGATACTGTAGTACAAAATCAACGATTTGTAGGAAAAGACCCTGATATGTGGTTTGGAGGTAGTTCGCATGGTTATAACATATCAATTATTTGCACCGGTCATATGACACAATTATCTAATCTTAATATCATGCCTACAAGTTTTGGAAATACTAATAACTCTCAAAATGATATAATATTACCAAGGAACGTATAATGGGAAAACCTAAATTAGATAAAACGGAAAGTACGTTTTCAAAAAACGATATTAGTACAAATCGCGAATATAGTACGAGACGTGATAATGATAACGTACGTAAAATATCTGTAAATATATATGATATAGACCATGCAGTAAAATGGTTTATTCAAAACACTATACGACCTACTATTGAAGAAGATGAAAATTTAATCAATGTACCGGTAATGTTTACAACAGGTGAAAAATGGGCGCAAGCGCAACGAGCTGGTTATTTGAGAGATAAAAATAATATGATATCTTCTCCATTAATAATGTTACGTAGAACTTCAATGGAGCCTAGAACTGACTTAGAAAATAATAATGTATTACGTGGTATATCTTATAATACAGGTAATAAAATGTTATTTGAAAGAAAATATACAGCGGCTAATAGATATGATAGATTTTCAGTATATAATCAAATAACTCCTTTAAGAGAATTTTATGCAGTAGATTTTCCTAAATTTGTATCAGTAAATTATGATTTATTGATATGGACAAATGGTATGGAACATTTAAATGAAATTTGCGAACAATTTATTTATTATGATGGAAAAGCTTGGGGCGATGCATTTAAATTTATTACATATACGGATACGCCTTCATTTGAATTAGTAAATGATATAGGATCGGATAGGTTAGTAAGAGCTGCATTTTCTTTAAGAACTCAAGGTTATTTAATTCCTGATAGGACTGGTAATGATTCAGGATTAGAGAAGTTTTATGGAGTTACTAAAACTATGATAGCTACAGAAACGGAAGTAGATCCAGAGCAATTAGATGAGACATTTGCGGAGCGTCAAGCACGAGTAATGAATTTAATTTCAAACGCAAGTAAAAATGAAATTTCAACGCAAGATGTTAATACAGATATTAATCGAAATATATTAATACCACCTACCGGACAAACTAATGAACCTCCTGCTCCTGTAGTTGTACCCGGCACTAACGTACAATGGCCTAGACCCGATTCACTTATTTAACTATACTATATTTATATAAAAATTATAATGTTATGGAACAAAAACAATTAACTCAAGAAGAGCTAAACAATGTAAAAGATTTAGCTACGCAATTATCAGATGTAACATCTAGATTTGGTCAAATTAAAGTTGAAAAGCTTAATTTACTTACTCAAATTACTGCAATAGATGATTATGAAAAAGATTTAGATAATAAGTACTTAGAGTTGAAACAAAAAGAATATAACTTATCGAAAGAGTTATCTGAAAAATACGGCGAAGGCACTTTAAATTTAGAAACTGGCGCTATTTCCTAATATTTTGAAGTTTATAAAGTATATTTATATATAGTTTATAAATCTTAATTTAGGAGAACAATGGCAGAAAAAATAGTAAGTCCTGGCGTATTTACGAATGAAAGAGATCTTTCGTTTTTACCGGCAGGCATCGCTCAAATCGGTGGAGCATTTATCGGACCAGCAACTAAAGGTCCCGCTTATGTACCCACAATAGTAAATTCCTTTACTGACTTTCAAGTAATATTTGGTAAAACAAATGCAAATTATTACATGCCTTATGCAGTAAAAGAATACATTCAAAACGGAGGCCGTGCTACGGTAGTACGTACAATGAACTCAAACGGATATTCACTTACCCAAGGTATTGTAGGAGTTTATGCAAAAGACGGAACTACAAATAATACATTGTTATTTGCCTTACATCCGTCACAAAAAGTTACTGGATCTGCAGATTACAATGGAACAAATAATATATTTGAAACATCAACAGTATCTACAGTAGAATCTAAAGGTCAATTAGGATTAAAATTAGCAGGTACGGTAGGAGCAAATTCTACATATACTGCTAGTTTAACTTCAACATCAAATAATTTTATTACAAAAGTATTTCCGCAAAATTCTACGACTACAGACGACTATGGTTATTTGTATATGAATTTCCCAGTAACTGCATCTGCAATGAGTGGAACGGCTACTGCAACATCATTTACTGCAATAAGCGGTGGCATAACATTTGCAGGAAGTAGATCTACAACACAATCAGGTGCAGGTCATACGTATGCATCTACCCCTTGGATTGTATCGCAAACTACAAACGGCACTAATTACGAATTATTACGTTTCCATACATTATCTGAAGGTACAAATGCTAATTATGAAGTTAAGGCAGCAATATCTAATATTCGTCCAGCAGGAACAGTACCAGGAACAGAATATGGTGACTTTACAGTAACCGTTCGCGGCGTCGACCAATCATTAATTTTAGGTTCGGCATTTGATTTTATTGATTCGGATGTACGTCCTAATATTCTTGAAACGTATACTCAATGTAATTTAGATCCAACATCTAAAAATTATGTTGCTAGAAAAATTGGTGATAGATATGAGTATTATGATACGGCTAATGCACGTACGGTAGTAAGTGGCGATTATGCTAATAAATCAAAATACGTACGAGCGGAAATTGATTCTAGAGTTACTGACGGTGCTTATCCTACAGTATTAGTACCTTTTGGTCATGCTGCTTTAATGTGTTCATTATCTAGTTCATTTTATCCTAACGGAAGAGAGTTTCCGGTAGCAAGATTTAAATCTAATCAATTAGACAGTAATAGCGTATTCAATAAAAAAGTATTTTACGGATTTAATTATGATTTTAGTACTACGGATAATTTAAATTATCTTAAGCCTATTCCTAATGGAGCTACAACAGGTAGTAATGCTAAATTCTTATTATCTAATTATAATCAAGATATATCGTTAGGTAATACCGGATCAATAGGATTAACTTCAACTACTTCAATTGAAGCTCGTAAATTCGTAGTACCTTTCCAAGGTGGATTTGATGGTATTTATCCAAGTAAAGTAATCGCTACGGGTACTGATATATCAGTAACTAACAGCCAAGGATATGATTTTACTTCAACTTCAACTAATGGATATGTAGAATATAA